TACTTGTATCATCCTTATTTGCATTATAGAAATCTTGTGCTGCTTTTCTTTCAGCATCAGTTGCATCTGGATTTTGAAAAATACTATTTGCTTGATCTTGTGTCGTTACTACAGTTTCTCCTGCGCCGACAACTGCATCAAGGTTATTATTGTCAATCTCTGTATCTAATTTCTTAACTACTTCGGGGTCTATTTTTTTAACAACTTCTTCTGGTGTTTCACCTGACGAAAATAGATTTTTTACAAAGTCAAGTAAACCTTCTTCAATTTTTTTATTTTTTTCTAGATCAACTTCTGTGTATAATTTACTAATATTAATAAAATCTTTTATATCTTTCATGGTTAACTCCCAAGCACTGCTTTAGAATTTTCAGTGTCTTTGATATCTGCAGATTCACCTTTTGGTGCTCCGTCCATTGGATCAATTTCACGTTCTTTTCTAGCTGTTTCTAATTCTTTTAATAAATCCATTACTCTGTTACTACCAACTGCTTCTTGTGCGCTTTCGCCGCCCATGTCTTCAGTTGTAAGTCTTGCTTCGTATGGACTATCATCTTTTTCTTTTTGCTGTTCTTCAACAGGATCAAACTCGCCACGTACAACAATATGGCTATGGGGAACATCACAGCATTGTACTAGGTATTGTTCTAAAATATGACTTGTAGTTGGATATTTTAATTCTACTTCAAATGTAGTTACTTCCATGTGTTGTAACTGTGGAAAATCTGCTGGTTTTTCCATAATTGGTGATCTCTTACCTGCACCCATATTAATAACTTCATATTTGTTTAGGTTGGTTTCCATATTATCTTCAAAACCTTCTGGTAGCTCACCTGCTACACGTACTTTGAATTTGTATGTCTTTTGTGACTCTGTTAAGAATTCTGTAAATTTTTTCATAATGTTGTTCCCGTTATAAACTATTTATCCATGTTTTTCAATTTTTCAAGTAAACTATTACGATCTGTTACTACATATCCTTCACCATTTACAATATCACCTTCATTGCCTGAAGTGTCTTTGTCTAGTTTTTCTTTCTTAAGTTGTAGTTCTATCATTTTAAGTTTCTTGTCCATTTTAGCTACCTTAGCGTCTAAGGACGTTTTCAGCATACTTCCGGCAACTTCAAAAACTCTGCCGCCGTATCTTGATTCAACATTCATACCTAAATCCATTAGATCTTCATAGCTTTGTAATGCTCGCTCTGCAATGTCATTTAACTCTGAATCTGCTTTTTCTCCCAAACCTTTCACACTTGGCAAAGCACTGGCAATTTTGTCAAATTCTGCAATATCCCTTAGAGTCTCTTCTTGTTCTACAATAGCAGTTTCGGCTTTGCTTTTTTTCTTATCTTGGTCAACAAGATCTTTTGAATCTGGTAGATTTAACAATTCTTCTAATTTTTTAGTCATGTTGAGGTACCTTTAATATACACACTTATTTAGCGTATCATCGACGACCGTTGTGAAAAATGTCATCCTCTGTGACTATACGGAATTGTATGTTATTTTGCTTACAATATGCATATGCAGCTTCCCACTTGGCTTGATTTACAATCCAGGCCGCTTGATTATGTTTACTGCGTCCTAATTTTTCTCGATGTGCTTGATTAGCAGGCTTTACTTCAATAAGTTCTACTTTTTGTTTGCCGCCTCTGTCAGCGTATGCAATAAAAAAGTCTGGTACATATATTGTTTGTTTTCCGGTCAATGGATTTCTATATGGTATTTTTATAGCTTCACTAGCCCATTTAGCAACAGCTGGATGATTATCGCAAAAGTTCATAAACGCAAACTCCCAACTTGACCTGTAGGTTGGAGACTTTGTTCCTATGTATTTTTCTGGAAACTTTGGATTGAATTTTCCTTGTGCAAATCTGCCCATGTTAGACCACTACATTACGTTTTTCTAGTGTGTCAATCACAGACTTACTCTTGAATCCTAGTGTGCTAGTGTTGATTCTATTGTAGTTAAGAACTTCTGCAACAACTGCACTTAATTTTGTTTCGTTAAAATCTTTTAATGTATCAAGTAATACAAATACTTTTATATCATCTAATTTTGCTTGCTGTAGTAGTATAGTTCCTGTGCTAATTGCTGCAGATCTATCAAATCCTCGTTTTTCAAAAAATGCAATTACAGCATCAACTTCATTTGTACTAAATTCTAATTTTTTTGTAAAATATTTGTCAAAAAATTCTGTTACACTTTTATCGTTACTTTGTCGTTGTATTGGTAAACTACTATTGGTCATGTTGTTACCTTGCTTTCTAATGCTCTCATATAATTAGGATTACTTGTTTGGGCATTATGTAATGCCTGGGCTTCAGATCTACTTACTCCTGAACTAGACTGAATATCTTTTATTCCTTGTCGTTCAACTGCACTTGCTAGTGCTGCTGGATTATTTTTTAAATTATTTTTACTGCTAGTAACTACAGCCGCAACACCTGTTACTGCTGCCGCTAATAGTAAATCTTTACTGCCACCGCGACCGCCATTTTTTGGAAAAAATGTTTGTGCAACTCCACTTACATTTATTCCTGATGCTTGACCAATTGCACTAGTAAGTATGTTAAAGCCTTCTTGCCTTATACCTTCTTTGCTTAAATTTCTTATATTACCGATAAGTTGCGCACCTTGTAGTGCAACTAATAGTGGATTGTTGTATGCTCCGCCACTTGCTATAAAGGAATACAAGTCCATGGCTTTGCCAATTGTTCCACCAAGTCCTAATTGTCCTCCACCTTCCAGTGTAATTGGACTAGGTGTTTTATCATAGTGATCTTGACCAAATCCTGTAGGATCTCCGTCGCCACCAATTGTAGTAGGGCCTTGCTCGTAAAACACACTTTCATATGCAACTGTAATACTATTTGTCATAGTACCCGCACCATCTGAATTGTCAACTGTATCATGTGACCAATTAGTTAAAATTGGATTGACTAGTGTAAATGTTAAGTGTTCTTTTCTGGACATTACACTAATTTTTATAGATTTAAAAAACGGCACTCCAGGATTGTTTACATCCATACCAAACTTATATTGGTTTCTACTAACACCTTCATATGTGCTGTGAGGATTAGTACCATATGCTCTGCCACTATCTTTTTGTTGGTTACCGTCAGCAAAATAGTATCTATAGTATGCTTGTAATAGTGCTGTTGTAAGTCCTTGGTTGTCGTCATGGAAATCAATATTTACTGGATCATATTGGACACTGGTTTGAAAATTCTTTTGTCTATTATACTTTTTTCTAGTTTCTACGTTAGCACTAAATTTTGGTAAGTCAGCACGTTTGACTAGCATGCCTATTTCGTTTAGCCCTGGTCCTTCAAATAGTGCAGGAAGTATGCCCTTTGCTTCTAGTGCTACTTCAAAGTTGACATGGTACGTAAACTTTGCTTTTGGTGCAAGGCGCATGCCGTCATCAACATATAATCTTGATGCGTGTTGGAAATCTGCTAGGTTTCCTTTTGGGTTAAGTGCTCCGTTAGCAATAGAGTCAAGGAGTGCGTTAAACTTATTTGCCATACTAATATTTATCCAACTAAATTAAGTGTGTATATAAAGGAAAAAAAAGGGAGCGCAGTGGCTCCCTTTAATAAGACTAAATGAATATTATTTTTTTTATTATGCGCCGCCACCAGTAACTAGAGTGTTAGTTGTACGTCCGATAGCTGTACCAATACCAGTACCTTGTGGTGATTGGATTGCATTATCGTAACGAATGTTCAGTGTAACACTTACTGGATCAGTTGAGTTTGAATATGCTAAACTATTATAGTTAGCACTTTCACAATAACAACCATATAGTTCAAATGTTTCAAGTACTGTTGGAACATTTGCGCCGTTGCCGCCATCTAAGATTTCGATACGTGTAACGAATTTATAATCTTGTCCTGATGCTGCACTTGACTGTTCGTAGAAATCAAACTGTTTCTGAAGTTGTTCGCCTACTAGTTTTTGTACATTGTTGTTTACATCTTCACGTAAGTTTAATGTAATCGGTTCCCAAGTATGTTTACCTGCTAGGTACACACGTGAGTTATATACATCTAGTGTCATTTGTTCAAAACTTACGTTTGGTCTAGTTACGTCAATAACTTGTTTTGTAAGTTCTGTTGTTGGTGTACTAACGCCAAAGTTTTCTAGTGTCACTCTAAAGCGATACTGTAACTTGGGCATTAAAAGTCCCTGATTACTAGCAGAATCTCCGCTAGCCAGTGGAACTGTAATTTTTGATAGTGTTGAAATTGCCATTTAGTCTGCTCCTGTTATATATATTTATCAGTTTATAGTCCTGATATTTCTCCAGTATTTTTAAGTCTTAGTGGTATGTAGATAAATTCTACTGCTTTTACAGGTTCAATAGCAATGTCTAAGTATAGTTCATTTCTATCGATTCTGCTAGGCGTGTTGTTTGACTCATCACAAACTACTAGGTAATCATACAAGCCACGTTGTCCAACTAACTCAAGTAGCAAACTTTCTGCTGCTTGTTTAATCTCATCACGTGTAATCTTATCATTTGGTTCAAAGATATACGGTTTAGCAAGTGTGTTTAGCTGACTGCGTAAGTAGATAACCAAACGTGCTACGTTGATTCTATCTAATGCGCTTGCGCCTCTTGCACGAGTCTTTTGTCCAAAGTTAACAAGTCCTGCACCTGTAATAAACGTAATTGGGTTTACACTGTTTGAATACAAAGTATCTCTTTGTCCTTCGTTCAGTGCTACACTTACAAATTCGCCTTCGTTATTAATATAACCTGTTGAACTTGCATTTGTAATTCCGCCACGTCTTGTACCTGCTGGTGCAAACCATGGAAAACTAACTTGGTCACTTAGTGCAATAGTTCTTAGCATCATGTGTGAAGCTGGAACTACAACATTGTTTCCAAAGTTGTCACTTGCAAATCCTGATGGATAAAAAACACCTAA